GTTCCCAGTTGTCCCATCGACAGATGTTCCAGTGAGGAAACTGATGTCACCAGAGGCCGCAGTGCCGGTTACGTTTCCGGTAGTTAGAAATATGGCTCCAGAGGCAATGTCAGATGCTCCCCCATCTCCAGTATTTATGTTTACGCTACCTGACACGGCTGAGTCTCCAGAGCCGGAGCGGAAATATAAATCTCCGCTTCCTCCTCCGGTTCCGAACCCTGTCTCCAGAATAATTCCTTGAGATGTACCACCAGGATTGTTTGCCGTGCGGATATAGAAATTAGAAATTGAGAAGTCGTTGAACTCGATCTCTTTCCTAAAATCAAGGACGCCTTTATTGTTTGATCCGCCAGTGGTAGTGGAAAAATCCATCACAACATCTGGAGTTGGGTCGAGCAATTGCCTGTTGGAAACATCCATCACAGCCATGCCGTCTGATCTGATGATGTTAGTGTAAACGCCATCCCATCGCTTCGACGCAGACCCCATGCTGACATCAAGATCGGTAGCTGGTGTGATATTCGCATTCACCGCCACCGAAGCCAAGTTGTCTAGAGCCGTGGACGCTCCTCCACCAGAATTAGGAGCACTGATCCAAGTCGTGCCATTAGACGTGAGTACATTCCCAGAAGTTCCAGGGGCAACAGATGAGATGTCTCCAGAACCGTCCGCCACTGCGGCACCGGCACTGAGAGAAGATATTCTAACTCCATTGCTGAAAGTAGATCTTGTGGCTGGAGTGAACGACACATTTCCGGATGAATCTAGAGTGATTCTAGATCCGCCGTTGTTGTAGAATATAACTTGTCCACCGGAGTCTAGGTTGGCGAACTGCCAGTTAGTTGTAGCTCCCCCACTATTGCCAAAGATCATTCCATTCGGAGTGTTTTGGTTCTTCATGGTTAGCGCAGTGTTGCCTTGTGACATTAGAGTCATCACGTTGACAAGACCTGTGCCGTAGCTCGTCTCTACTAGGAGAGGATTGTTGCCCGACGCTGAGATATGGAGATCGCTGGTAGGTGCGTTCGTTCCTAAACCAATTCTATTGTTCGTGTCATCCCAGAATAAATTTGAAGAGTCCGCCCCGAATGATCCTGAATTATTAAACTGAATAGCTCCACTTGACCCTGCCGGAGACGCAGAAACCGTGTCCCACGCGAGTCCCCCCGAGCCATCGGTTTTCAAGTATTGATTTGCAGATCCATCATCCGGGGGGAGAGTGAGAGTGTAGCTCGCCGATAGAGAAGACGGCGCCTTGATTCGTGCGAAGTTACCAGCGTTACCAGCTTGGAAACTTAAAGTAGGAGCCGTGCCGACATTGATGACAGCGAGAGTAAACTTGTCCAGTTCGGCTAGGAACTCAGCGCCGACATCAGGAAGCTGTACGCCACCGAAACCTCCACCAATGTAGAGCCAAGACGTTCCAGCGAAGATGTTTGTTTGAGATAAGGAAGCTGTGCCAACGTTGACTTGATCCGAGTTGTCTACACCTATCAAATTTCTCGCCACTGGACCAGTGTCGTATCCTTGCAGGTAGGTATTGTTGGCGAGGATGGAAGATCCCCCAGCCGTCGCCCACGATACTGCGGAGCCGTTTGTCGTTAGGAACTTGCCAGAGTTGCCTGTCTGAGTAGGCACCAGCGCATTGATCGCATTGGCCGCTGAAGTCTGTCCTGTCCCGCCATTCGCAATCGGAAGTGCCGTACCGCTGTAGTCAATAACTAGAGTCCCAGAAGAAGTTATCGGATTGCCAGACACAGAAAGAAATGAAGGGACCGTAGCGTCAACAGAAGTCACTGTTCCGCTGGCGGCAGATGTCCACGACACAACTGAGCCATCGGTCTTTAGAACCTTTCCGGTATTACCGGCTTGTGATGGGACGAGAGCATTGATCGCCGCCGCTGCCGTGTTCTGACCAGTTCCTCCGTTTGCAATCGGCAAAGCCACACCGCTGAGACTGATGGCCAGAGTTCCAGAAGAAGTGATCGGACTTCCAGATACGGAAAGGAATGTAGGAACTGTCGCCGCTACCGAAGTCACGGTTCCAGATCCCCCGCCCGTCACGGCCGACTCAGTGCCAGCATCGTCCTTCGAGTAAAGAAGGCCATCAGCCTTGGCATAGAGAACTACTTTCCCACTTGGAGGAGTAGCGGGGGCCGACCCTTCCGTGTAGTAGCCGAGCGTGAAGCTGGCGTCTGGGAAAGTCTTATTGGTGAGAGAGCATGTTTCTGCAATTCCACAGAGCGTGCCTGTTACCGTGGGCAGAGTGATGACCGCCGACCCGTTTAGGATTTCCGATCCGGTCAATTGCCGAGACGATGATGGGGATGCCAGCACTGTCGCCGGAATCAATAAAGCCGCTATCGCTAATTTAAAAATGTTTTTCATTTTCTATCTCCTACGAGTTTCTTCAGTCCAATTCGTTCCGTCCCAGAACAGCACTATGACATCGTCGGCGAGTAAAGTGATGTCACCATTCAGAGACAATCCGTTTCCGTTTGCAAGCGTGAGAGTGTCCGTGTCACTTCGGCCGACGAGTTTTAGTATTTGCCCGACCGCAGTTCCAGCGGCAATGCGCGGATTGGCAGTCACGTTGATCGGACCTCCAGATCCCTTGACGAAGATCCGCTCCTCGGAAACTCCGGCCGGAGTGATTCCTGCCACAGTCACACTGATGGGCGTTCCCCTGGAGCCAGTAACCACAGACGTTGACCCAACAAATGTGATTGAGTTGGCGCTGATGTTGACACGAAATATTTCGATGTCATCAGTGCCATCCCACATTTTATATTTCCACAGGAAGTCTGGGGAAGGCTCAAGGAGGTCATCAACCCAGTAACCACCGACTTGCAAATTGGTCGGCCGAGACGGACCTTTGAATCCAGACACCGCCGCAGCAATGAAGTCATTGATGTAGTTGGTTAGCTGCGTCCCTGATGTCACCAACGGATCTATAGTACCTGGAATAGCCTGACTCATTAATCCCCCTAGATATGTCTAACTTCAAGTCTTGATAACAAGATGTCCTTAGCTACGTTGTTCAAAGTGTTTATTCTGACACCATACCCAAATGTCGTAGTTGGATTCATAATTGTTGTAGTGTGCGTGGCTACCAGTACGCCATCAATATAAAATTCAACTTGAGAACTAGTGACGTACTTTACGCGAAGAACCGGACTGTACGCGGTATTGCCGGTGGCCGTCTTAGTATAATTACCGGCTCCCGCTGAACCGTTTGAAGTGATGCACACCCAATTATATTTATAGGTCCCTCCGCCACCTCCCGTATGTACTATACCAAATCCAGTGAACCCTATGGCTGGAGTGGATGTTCCATCAGTGATTAAATAGTTGGAAGTCCCGTGACTGGCAGTTTGAAATCCTACCAGGACTTGGTATGAACCATTTGATAATTGGTCGAAGTAAATATGGGCGGTGAGTTCTGGCTTCCATCCACCTCTGAAATAGGTGAATGCGGAAGAAATGATCCCAGCTACGTCATTCGATGTCGCGGCTGTTGTACTCGTAAAGAAGTTTCCGAGAGTTGATAGTTCCACAGATGAAGATGCTCCCGCCGCCGATGGCGCTGCGGGGAATCCCAAGTTCTGGAGAGTGGCAGTTCCCTGATTTTTCAGGAGCCACATTGCTCTCTTCTCTTCAAAACTCCATTTGTCACGCCAAGCTGGAGCGGACGTTCCTCCAGAAGAGACTAGCGCCGTGTCTTTTGGGCCATTGGCTAGGCGGGTAGGGAATCCACTGGCTCCGCCATAGATGGTATCTCCTCCAGTGGTCATAGGATTCATCATGTCTAGAGCCGAAGACAGTCCTTGGCCTGACATGATTTTCCACTTAGAGTCCGTAGCACAGTAAATGAAAGTCGCCGATCCCTCAGGGATGATGATGACATCATAAGAGCCAGGAAGTTTCAGTCGGTCGTTAGCCGCCGCTGATCCGCTTTGATGCTTGAGCGTCACGTTCGCCGTCGAGCGATTGTGAATAGTGATGATCTTCGTAAGCGTAGTTCCTGAATTGATTCCCTGGATATCAGTAGGCGTGGCTCCGGTCATTTCCACAAGGGCAGTTGAAGCGGTAAGCTGAGAAATAGTGGCGGCAGTAGCCACGTTTTGAGTGCCCAGTTCAGCAGAATTGATTTTCAGTCTTACCTTTGGCTCGACGATATCTCCTATCTCAAGTTTAGATGTCTTCGCAGCGGCGCCAGTGGTAGCCGTTGAGATAGTAACCTTTGTTCCACGCGCTGATGCCGTGTGATTTTCCAGAGCCGTGGCCTGAATCTGCGCAGATGTGGCCTTGGCCGAAGCATCATCGGTGGTATTGATGTCCCACTGCCCGATTGCGTCTCCTGATTGAGTAGCCTTCGTTCCAGTAAGTCTCTCTTTCTCAGTTGTGAGTTTCGCGGCATTGGCATCGTCGGCCGCGTACCCGGCCTTGATTCCGAGCGCGCCCATGACATGCAAGTTGGTGTCTGGGGCTGTAGTCCCAATTCCAAATCTACCATTAATTACCCGCAAGATTTCTACGGCCGTGGCGGAACCGGCAGGAGTCATTTCAAATGCAAGTGCTACCCCGGCAGCGGAAGAAAGATGATTCTCGGTGGCCGCAATTTTGATATTGCAAACTACCGGATCGCCGCCACTGTTGTCCCTACTCTTCACCCGGATGTGTCCAATGATGTCCCCGCTCAAGACCTGTCCGCTGGCAGCAATCCGACGTTTCACAAGTTCGAGAAGTGCTCCGACCGTATCATCAGCCACTCTGGTAATAGTAAAACTGTTTGTGGCCGACGTAATGGATGGAGCATTTGTCACTAGGTCGATGGTAACAAGCGTAATATCGTCAGTGCCGTCGTACAGTCGCAATGCCCAGGTAGCTGGGTCATTGGTGGTGTCCACCCAAAGACCCCCAGCCTGGAGATTCACCGGCCGAGATGTGCCGGAGAAACCGGAAGCGATGGCATCCTTGAAGCTGTTGAGAAGTGCTGCGAGATCATTTCCAGAAGTAGTTACTGGGTTGATATCGTCAAAAATATACTGGCTCATTCATCCCCCTAGATGACTTCCGTATTCTGTCGTCCGTATCCCTTGGCCATAACATCGAACTGTCGAATTACCTGTGTATCCGTTTTATCGTAGAATCTAATAACAAAGCCAGAATTGTCTCTGGAGTCAAATGCCCAGTAGTCGCCCGACTCTGCGCCGTCAATGGAGATCTGGACGTTCGGACTGGCCTTGAATGGCGGGTCGTACTCTACCGTTGTTCCAAGCGACGCCGACGACGTTAGATTCTCAAACGACTCGATCCGGTCAGGCATGTCAGCCTTGACCGTTCCAGCTATAGCGCGAACAGTGAGGTTCTCAAGGTAGCTAGTCAGCTTGATCCGGAACTGGAAGATGCGTCCGGTGGCGTCTCCCATGTAGAAAGGACGCCAAGCTGTGTAGCCAGCCCCCACGCCGACCGACATAGAAGTGAGAGTATCCAAGTCAGGCCAATCCGCCATCGCATCAAACTCGTCAGTAGAACGATACTGGACTTCGGCATCCCAATCATCGGCTGTGAAGGTGGCTCCTACTGTCGGGATATCAGCGACAACACTCCAGTCAGCGACAATGCCATCAAGAAGGACGCCCTCTGCTACTAGATTCGATTGTAAACGAACTGTGTAGATCTCGCCAAGATCCAACATCTCTGCGAAGTAGTAGTAGCCCTCGCTGTAATACGGAAGAACGGAAGGTCCGTTGAGAACGAGGTATAAATAATCCCCACTCTTTATCGTGTAGGACTTTGTTCCGGTCCAAGTCGGCGCATCGTTGTACTCTTCAATAACGTTCAAGTTGGACAGTGACGGAATCGTGGTAATTACAGTGGCCGCGTTCTCCGACACGTTGTCATTGAAGTCGATTGCCTTAATGAAGTAGGCGCCTGTGCGCGCTTGCGCAGAGGCAGACGTAGACTTGGCGCTCACTCTTAGAAGTGGCACTGAGCTATCCCAAGTGGAACTGATGTCCGGAGAATAGCGAATGATGTATTCCCTGGCGTCACAGTCAGGAATACTGTCCCAGCTTAGTTGGATGATCTCATTGGTGATGTTTGAAGTAAGAGCCACAACATCACTGGGCGGAGTTGTCTTCGACACCGGAGTAGCGGAGACTCCCGAAACCTGAAACAAGTGTAGCTTACGACCAGACGCAGACACGGCCACGACTTTGAAGCGATGTTCATTTCCGAGACGAATAGGGTCCACAATATAGCGATAGAAACTTTGATTTACCTGGGCTACTTCTCGGTAGCCGCTTCCGTAGTCGGCAAATATAGAATAGAATTCTACGGCTGTAGTTCCGGGGGCGTCCCAGTCCAAGGCTACAAAATACTCATAGCCAGTTCCGTCCGCATTGCAGTCATGGCCGAAGTCAGACACGACAAGATTCTGGACTTCACCTGGCGGCTTGAAATTCGGATCTGAAGTGGTCGAGATCTGTGGTGAGTATTCAGGGATGACTCCAGTGGACTCATAGGCGTAAACGCCGTCAGCTTTTTCAATCAGAGTGATAGTGGCTGATAAATCGTCATTTGGAGAAATGGATTTGACTAAACAATCAAAGACTATCTTTCCGACTTCACCTATTACGATGAGGTCGCCAATGGCTGGGATGTCGCCATCGAGATCAAATTCATTCGGAGATACGACGGTAAGAGTGTCAGTGACAATTGCGCCGCTGGACGAGCGATACGCATACCCGTAGCTCAACATCCCATCGGTGTCTAGGCTGTCGTCGATAGTGATTCGATTACCGTCGAACGCCTTCACGCGTGCGGGAGTTCCACCAACGCGCATGACGTCTTGTGTGATCTGGACGTAGTCTCCGCGCGTGCAGACTAAGTGCTCAAAGTCTACTTGGATGGAAATGGTTTCCTGACGAAGACGGTTCTGCGCAATCATGTACCGGCCGAAGCGCCAAGCCTGTTCTGGATTCGTACATCCAAATGAAGTCAGATCCTCGAATGTCTCAGCGTTTGATCCATCATACCCGTCATCATAAACTACCGTCTCGACGACATTCCAATTTGAAGTCGGGTCGATCCACTTCACTCTTAGGGCATGTGGCCGTGGCCCGTAGAAACGGGCAGAAGAGAAATTGCTGGAGTTCCTTGGAGTGAAGATCTGAACCGGAGTCGTGCGAAGGCGGTCGATCAATACTCCGTACTTGCCATCGACTATATTCAGACTTGCTTGCGCGGCTGAAGCCACTTGCCCGAGAACGTTCTGAAGAGTTGTTGAGTAGTCAAGAATGAAATCGCACAGGAAGCGAGAGTTGACGTAGGTGGTATCGGGCGGAGGAGTTGGAACCTGATTGCAGAACTCCGACCACTCAACAAGGCTGTCGATATGAAGGCGTGATTTTTCTATTGCCTTCTTGTTCACCTGGCCAGTTAGGAGATCTGCAAAGACCCAAGCTGGGTTTCTGGAATATCCAGGAGTCCAAGTCTCTGTGTCTGGATCGTATATGTCCACCACAGAGCGAACTACTCCAGATAGTTCAGAAATGTTTCCGTTCAATTGTCCGGTGGCTTTAATTCTAAGTTCCAGAAACACATGTCGTTTGTCAGTAACAATTGGAGAGCGGTCAGTGCGCGTGAGAAGTGCGGTCCATGATAGAGAGTCTGATAATTGGGCATTGAATGCACTGGTAGTGCTGATGCGTGTGACTCGAACCTTGTACTGAGAATTGACCTTAGGAGTAAATCTGAAACTTGAGTAAACAGGATTAGTGTCATTGCGCTCAATGCGCGCTTCACCGACGCTATTCAGGTAGGCAGTAACGGTAGCCTTGATGGAAATAGCACTCCATCCATCCCAATAGAAGTATATAGTTTCGATTGGAAATCCAAAATTTGGTCCATTGAACGGTAGGCCGCCAGTAGAGAAATCTTCAGACAGTGATCCGGTATATCCCCAAGCTATCGTGTTGTCATAGATGGGGCGGTCAAGATTGACAACAGTGGCATGTGCCGGGTCCGGACCGTATGGCAGTGTGCTGACCACATTTCCAATGAAATTACCATTGTACTTTATTGGAGCACCTGCGGTTATCGGAGTGGACGTATTGTAGATTACAATTTTAGTGGCCCCGCCCTTTATCCATTGCATCCACGCATTGCCAATACGCCCATCAGGATTCGTATAGAGGTTTCCGCTATCTGTGTACGTCCCGCCCATGCTCACCAACATCCCGGAGTAGGCGCTGTTGTAGACTCCCTGGTAGAAATCAGAGTTGGCTGGTCCTACCGGGTAGAGGCGAGTGGCTATTTCGAATAGGTCGGCCTGTCCTCCGACTGACTCATATCTTTTGACATAGTTTAGGTCGTTGTACTTATGCCATACATCTTCCCCAACTTTTGAAAACTCAATGTCGAGAGTAATTCGGCGTGTAGATCTCCGGCCGTCCGGTGCGTAGGCATATAGGCCACGGGGATTTAAGAAGTTGAGAATGATTTCTTGTTCGGAGTTATCAATATTCTCAGCCGCGTTTCTTACCGCGCGCCAAGTATCTTCCGGTTCAGAAGGAACCGTGGATTGGTTCCCGCGAAGTTCAATGCCTAGGGACGTGCCGCCGATGTCTCCCTTGTAGAAGGCCAGTGAGTCATGGAGAACATCATCCCATTCACCTTGAGAGACTTCTGGCTTATTGAAGTCCACATATCGAATATCGAAGTCATTGAAATTTTCGCTGGTCAGGGGAGTGTCACCAATAGCGAGGCCGTCAACCTTGCATGGTCCTAAACCAAAATCATATACCACATACAGATATTGAATCAACTCACTGGAGTTAGGGTCCACTTCAAGTTGAGTGTACGGATTGGCGGCGACGTTAGGGAATACCCGATGCTTACCGTAGACGCGAGGAACAGTTTCAAATCTGCGGACGTTGTTTGATTGCCCGCTGATGGCGTACATCTGAGAATTATTTAGACTGCCTCCGAATCCCAGGTCGCTCCCCAGTCCAAGAACTGGTGGAGGGATCAAAGCATTGAGTGCGAGAGACGAGGCGATGGTCACACCGGCAACGAACAAGGCATTGCCGAAGGTGGCGGCTGGTGGGAAGTAGTAACTTACCACGGCCACGATGACGATGAGCGCGGCTTGTTTGAATAACTGGCCACTCTCCCCGCTCTTAATAAGGGGAGTGATGAGGACGCTGTCGAACGTGCGTAGTTTGGTGATCCCCCAGAAATCTTTCTCAATGTGCTTGCCGTCTACGACGACTTGAAAAACTTCCTCGGCCTTGCGCCCTTCGAGCGGAACGCCCTGAAGGACGCGCTCGACGGCATCACTCAGAAGTTCGCCTTCAATGACGGCGTATTCCTGGCTTGGGTTTTTTGATTTTCCAAATGTAAGTTTTAGCTTAATCATGCCGACGCCTCGCTGTGGCGATAGTACCCGGAGATCAGGCGCGCGTAACGCTCCAGCCGGTCGATGTTGCTGCCGATATTCTTTGCAGAGTGGAGGAACTTAGTCCCCTCAATCACGACGCCTAGATGGCATTCGATTCCGTAAAGGCGAATGACCACAATATCTCCGAAGCGCACTTCCTTTAGGCTTGGCACTTCGACGAATTTCCCCTTGTTCGACTTGATGAGTAGTTCTACTTCATGGCGCTCCGGAACTTCCCCCTCAAAGTAATTCTGGATCTCTAAATTGAAATGGTCCTTGTAGAATTCCTGAACGAGTTGGAGACAATTGAATTCCTCGTAGCTGCGTCCGATATATTTACGAAGGTCGTAATCAGCAATCGACATCAGAATACTCCGGGGAAATTGCTGGGAGTGTATTTCTCCGAAGTCATTTCCACGTTAAGGAAACTGTCGAGCATGATCTTGGCCGTAATACGCTGGGCACTATATGTTACTCCAGCAATCACCAAATCATCGAATGCCATCTGCACGTCGTCAGGGATGGACGCAAGAATCATCTCCAACTTCACGTTGATCTTGTTGGTGACGCTGCGGATTTCTTCAATCAACTCCAAGGATGCGTTGTCGAACTCAATTGAGAAGTCGCGCGCTGTTTCTCCGTCGTCCACTGGCAGACGTATTTTCATAGGGAATGCCGAGAACACATTTCCGCGCGAAGTGACGTCTTTGGAATTGTTCACAAGACGGATGTCTTCGGCGAACGTCTCATGCGAGAGAGTGACCAGCGTGAGGAACGGGTCATTCGAGTTCTGCGCAAATATCTGTGCCAGTAATTCCGGCGAGAGAGTATTAGCCACTAGGGAAGTTTCTCCCATTTCATAACGACATGGAATACTCTTCCGCCCAACGGCCGAATCTGAGGATCATCAGCGAATCTGAATTCCCCCGGCACACCAGTTATTGGGTCATTAAACGCGAAAGTGTTCACACCATTGTTCAGCGTGGTCTTGTAGAAAGTCAGAAATGTGCTGTAGGTGTCCATGTCTAAATCAATGGAACATGAGTACCCGTCAACCGCGTCTGTGAATCGGCTACGTTCTTTTGCCGGTCCCACATCCATGTCAGACCTCACTTTGGTATTGCCCAGAGTGATTCCGAAATCAGCTACGTTCAAAAGCTGTTGAAGACCTATCGGCCACGTTTCCATTACGATCCCTTTCTCGTAATTCCGTAGGCAGTCTGGAAGGATTTATCGAACGAGCCGTTCTGAATTCCTTCTTTCACTTTGCCTTGAATCAGGAGTTCAATCGTGCGCTCACCATTTGGTCCGGTAGTTTCTTTCTGTTGAACCTCGGCTCCAGCCTGATTGATGATGTTGATTGTCACTGGAGTAATAGAGGCCTTCACTCCTAGGTCGCCTCCGCTCCCGCGCGCGAGCGGGATGATTGCCTCCGGACCAGCCTCGCCCATAAGTCCGCGCTTGCCTCCGCCGTACCCGAACGTCGTAGGTCCGCCAACAATACCGCCACTAGCAAACTTCTTGAGTCCGCCGTCAAATACTTTTCCGTGGGCGGCAGTGGTCGTGTAGTCAGAGTTCGACGCCGGTAGCGCAGTTGTTCCTCCCCCTCCACCGATGGAGAAGTTGAGAATTGAGTCCGCAAGCGGTTTGATGATGCTGGCTCGGATAATGATTTTCAGCAAATCATCTAGTATGGATTGCGTGAACTGGGCGAAGTTGAATTTACCCGTCTTGATAAATTCCAGCATGTTGTCTTCGAGTGCAGAAAACGTATTCTTAATCGCTCCAGCCACTCCCTGAGAAACAGTTCCTATGCTGTCAAGGTACGCTTGTGTTCCTGCCTGGAGCGCCGACCCCGGTTCAAATTGCTGGGAGATCTTGATGAGTTCTTCATTGTATTCCTGGAGCGTAATCTTTCCGGCCTGGAACTTGTCGTTTAGTTCTTTCAGATTCAATTGCTCAACGGCCGTCTTGAATTCCTTCATGGAGATAATGCCATTCTTCAATTGGCGACTTAGCTCCTGAGTCTTAAGTTCCGTGAGTCGTTTATTGTATTCAAAGATGTTGAACTTGCCTTCGCTGAATTCACGATTGAGTTTGTAGAGTTCGAAGTTCACCAACTTTCGTCCGTACTCCTCAAGCGTGATAGTGTTGGACAACAGTTCCTTGTTGATGTCCCCGAGGATTTCTTTGATCTTCTTCAGTTTGTCTCCGCCAGTAAATCCCAGCTTTTCATATTGCTTGATGAGGTCGTTGATCGCCTTCTTCATAGCCTCGGCAGTGAACTTCTTGGCGTCCTCGGCCGTCGATTGATACTTGGGTCGGCCAAGTCCTTCAGCCGTTTCTTTGAGTTCTCGGATGAGATCAATCTGTAGGGCCAGTTTCTCCTTGGCTTCATCCGACAACAAACCAACTTTGTTGATAGCCTTGGCGAACTTCAGATCAATTGTTAGGGCCAGTTCCTCGATCCATATCCGAAGCTGGTAAACCCACGCAGCTAGGTTTCTAATCTTGTCCAGGAAGTCTCCAATTCCTCCCGTAGTAAACACTGCCGCTCCTCCGACCAAAAGAAACGATGCCGCGAGAGGATTGATGACGGCCAGAAGCGCAAAGGCTTGGGCAGCTAAGAGTTTGAAATCTATGTTCTCATAGATGATTGTTCCAAGGTCGATAGCCGCCTTCCCGAGAGTGAACATCCCCTTTACTACTGCATCAACAAACGTAGCGAATTTAGCCGACAGCTTGAATTGTTCGTTAAATTGGAAGATGGCGAACTTGGCAACGTTGAGTGCCTTGGTGATAGTTTGTTCGAATGTCGGAGCGAGAATCTTAGCCTGATTGTTGATGCGCTCCATGTTGTCGCGCAAGATCTTTAGAACTTCAACGATGCTGATAAGACCCTTCTCGGCTTTGTCGGCGAGATCTTTACCGAACCGTTCACGCAATAGGCGAGCTAGTTCTGCGTTCTGTAACATGACAGAACGTAGTTCTTGGCCGCGCAGTGTTCCGCTTGCGAATGCCTGAGACAACTGAATGATGGTAGCCGCTGTCTCTGTTCCGGTAGATCCTGAAATACGGAAAGAATTTACCAGTGCTTCCGTAACGGCCAGGAGTTGTTGGGAACTGGCATTCGCAATCTTCAGAGAAGTTCCTAGACGAGTGTAGACTTCAGCGGTGTCCGACACGGATTGATTTGTACGATTGGCCAAATCAAGAATTTGGACCATCGTCTGCGTGGTGTCTTCTCCCGACTTGCTGACAATCTTCAATCGGTTACTGAGGTTCTGCATTTCATCAGACATACGAGCGACTTCCCTAACGCCGAGAAAAGCCACCCACCCTTGAAAAGCGTTGGTGAGTAATTGGAAGTTGTCCTTGATTGACTTAGTGTTCTTGTTTAGCTGGCCCATCGACCCAGAGATTTTGTCGAGTGCTTCCTTTACTCCAGCGGCATCAACTCTAATTACGATTTGCCTTACCTGGGTTGTTGTTGGCATTCTTCTTCCTCTCTGCCTTGTTAGCCTCGTCGTTCAACTCAAGGAACGCATTGTCCAAACGTCGAATGATGTAAGCGAACTCGTCGAAGTCCCGTAATTCATAAATCCTAAAGTAGTCCGCGATGGCTGTAAATGGTATTGGTCCGATTTCCATGCCGTTTGACCTGGAAGTAGCGAGTTCTCGGAACGCGTCAAGGTAGAACCCGAAGCCATCTACGTTCGGCTCCCGGTCCTCACCCTTAATGAACCCCCTCTGTAGCAGGTCGTAATACTGCCCAGTCCTTAGTACCGTGCGCCACTTGAAGGACCACCGCAAGTAACGCTCTAGGAGTTTCCCACGTCTTCTTTGTAGTGTTGGAAATCATTGGCGTGCTTCCAGAGAGCGTCGAACAGGTTGGGCAAGTCCAAGAATAACTTGTGGGCGTTCTCAGGCGTGCAATCCGCTTCCTTACCGTCGATCTCAACTCCGCGCCAACTCACCAGACAAACGTCGATGAAGACTTTGACGTTGATCTCCATTTGCTTATCCAGGCCCAAGGTTCCGAGTTCGACCTGTTTGGCGTAAGGCTTATAGTGCTGGGCCATTGCAGCTTTGATTCTTGGGTTGGTCTGATTAAAGTGGCGAACTTTAAACGCGGTCTTCTCGTCGATGACAAACTCAACTCCGTCCTCGGCGTGCTTGGCATCAGTCTTAAAAAACTTATCCAGATTGGATTTCATGCTTTTCCCCCTATTTGAATTTGCAGATTCACAAAATAAAACGCCTGAGTCAAGCGACCCAGGCGAGTAGGACTAGATTCTAGGGGAAAAGCCTTGAAGCAAGTCCCGTTTTACTGTTACTGCGGAGCGCGGAAGATAGCCAGCGCCGACTCGCCGTTCGCTCCAACTTTCGCGGTTCCTTTCATCTCCATAGAGATGTCTTGGTTCTGACCACCGCTCGACGGGTCGTCGAACGAAACCTGGAGTGCGGGCATGAAGAATCCATACCAGCCGTCCGTGTTCTGGACCATGAATCCAAGCGCGAACGCTTCCTGACTCAGCTTGCGCGCCAGCATGTCCCAGTTCGCATCTTTGAGATACGAGCTAAGGTCGATGGTCAGCGCGGCGGTTCCAGGATTGTAGTTCTCGGGAGCCGCGCGGCCGATGCAAGTCTGCGTCGAGAGATTGTTCGCCAGTGCCAACTTGAGGGACTGGATGCAGAACGAATCCTGGACGAACGAGCCGGTCACGTTGGTCGTGATGAACGGCATGTCCACTGAACCGTTGAGCGAATTCGTGGTAGCGGGATCGTTGATGTCTTCGTTGTAGGAAGCGAACTCACTGGCGGCATCGGCCGAGTCGTAGTCGTTTCCTTGAGTCTCAAAAGATCCAGAGATGAGCGAGCCGTAGGAGACGTCCAAACTCATCTGCGAAACCAGACAGCCGCGATAGATGAGTGCCTTCGTCGTCAGATCGAGGAACGTCTTCTCAATCGTCAACGATTTCTTTGTCGTGCCGATGACTAGCTTCGATGCGCGCTGATAAGTCGCGGCCTCTGAAACGCAAGTGACCATCGTCACGGGACCGGCGAACTTGATGTTCAAGGCGTCGGTGATCTCAGTCACTTGCACCGGCACGTTGTTCACGGAGTCGGTGAAGTTCGAGAGAACGATGATGTCCCCGACTTCGAGTCCGTCATCAATGAAACTTCCCGAGCCACTCGTGATGACATGGGTAGTGACGTTGATTGCGAAGTTTCGGTTCTGCGCTGCGAACGAGTCATCCCACGTATTGAACATCGCCGACTCAAGGAAGTCTTCGATGGCCGGTTCTTTGGCGAGTTCGATGTTGTGGCCGCCATTCACGGTCAGTCCGGTAACGACTTGTCCAGAACTCATGCGGTCGGTGCGGATTTGCTGGGACTCCGTGGTTTCGGGAGTGCCGGAATATTTCTCGGAAGTGAAGCGAGCCGTGCTGAAGCCACCCGATCCGGACGCAAAGGTTCCGGCCACGCCGTCGCCTTCACCGCCGTCTGCGACGTTGGTGACGCCGCCGCCCGTGGCGGTCTGGAGGATGCGAAGGGAACTCGCATCCGTGAGCGTGATGGTCTTACCGGACACCAAT